GTCGTTATTATCTATGTCTATGTAATGACCGTAATGAGCTCCTGCAGCAGTAACGTAACCAGCACCATCCTCATCAGTAGGAGGAACAATGGACTGCAGCTTTTCTTTAGCCACGTCTTTCTTACGTTTTATCTCAAAACCAAATAATGTAATGCCGTTTTGTTCAGCCATTTTAAAACCTTTGAATAAACTGAGAAGGGCCAAAAAAGGCCCTTCTTTTATTTATAGTGTGTTAAGAAGTAGTGTCAGATTCCCAGTATTGTACTTGGAATTCTACAGAAAATCTTTCTATATCATCATTTGATCCGTATGACAGATCGATGGGAGAGATAGCTGTAGGGAAACAACCTCTAAAGTTATATGTTTTCAACACAGCTTCGTCTTTGTCGAGTTGCTCAACAATAAGATCTGCTTCATAATCAGTAGGAGATGTCAGACCTGTATTAGCAGAGTGTGCATTAATACCATTCATCCATCTTTCCATTGCGTTACGAACCTTGAAGTCTGTGTCGTTAATAATAGTAGGAGACCAAGTATCGAATGTACGATCCCCAGCCATTTTTAATTGTCTGCCACGGAAAGGAACAGTAATTAATCCTACGTTAGAGCCAGGCAACTGAGCTGCCTCGCACAAGAATGAAGTGATTTCAACATCGCCTTCTGCATAGACTGGAAAGTTGATCGTCGCTTTGAAAAGATTCGGCCGCGCACCACCTCCAACTAGCTTGGCTTTAAAATCATCTACGCCTAAAATTGCCATTTATGTTTCTCCTTGCGACTTAAACTGTGCCAACAACTTCTTCGAAGCTGACACCAGTTCTAACTGCAACGAAATTAAGCGTTACATAGTTAATCGAACGGGCGGGCTTGATGAAGATGTTTGCGATGAATTCATTGCGGTCGACAACAGCTGCGGTGTTATTTGTGGAGTCACAAACGACTCTGAAGTCTGTGATGCCTCTCCGTCCTTTAACTTCACGGAGAACAGGCTCAATGATATTGGTGAACTCTGCTCTTGTGAACTCATCATTGAATTCAAACATAACATTTCTTGCTGCCAACTCAATTGCTCTTTCGAGTACCAAGAACAGTCTACGCACATTGATCCGATCAAATGCAGAAGGTCTGTTCATGTGTGTTTTGTCACCAAATAGCAATACTCCTTGACCAGGAATGTTTGCAATTGGATTAACACCTGCCTTGTACAAACTATCACGCTCTGCCTTAGTTGGACTATAAGACAGTGATGTGATACCTAGATATGTTCCTCTACGAGGACCAGCTGGTGAGAACCATGGTGCAGCGTTGTTATCTGTTGCTGCCATAATACCTGCTGTTGAGGAAGCTGCTGGAATTTGTACAAAAGCGTCATTAAACTTGTCGTACAGTTTAAGGTAATTGTTGTCGCAAACTAAGTAGGAGCTAAATGTAAATGTGTCTGCTGTAGTAATAGCAGATGCATTTGGCGTACTTGAATTTACAATGTCATTTCTGGCTGGGCTAGCAATAACAATACAGTCGTTACGTTTACCTGTACCAGATGCAATTGCAATCATATCGTTTACAACAGACGTCTGATCAGCTCTGACTGTCATGCCAGGTGCAATCATAAAGTCAATTTGAATATTGTCTTTATCAGAAAATAGATCAAATCCTTGTCCTGTTGTTGATACACCATATTCAGCGGTAGTTAATGCTCCACTGTCTGCACCACCAACCAGTGATCTATCAATTGCAGTTGTATTGCCTGCAGCAAATGCTGTGCTTGCAGCCGCGGTTCCAGCATTTGTAATTACTTTAGTGACCGTGCCAAATCCATCAGAGTCTCTAACGCCGTCTGAATCAGCGTCTACTTCGAATGTGCCAAAATAGATATATTCAGATCTTTCGTTGATAACATCTTTTACGTAGTTGGATGTTCCATCGGAGTTTTTAGCATCAGATGCTACAGACACGTGAGGATATGTTTCAAGAACTGTTCCTGGAGTTCCAGTAAACAATCCATCTTCATCAACAACTACTACATGGATTTCATCATTGACTCCACTACGTGCTGACGCGTAAGAAGAAGTGCCAGGAGCTCTATCAAAAGAGCTTGCATATGTCCAGCTTGTAAAGCTAGAAATGTTTGGTGTAATGACAGAAACTTTTAAGCTATTACCTAGAGCACCTGGATATCTTCCAATCCAAAGACCCGTTTGGTTAGCAGCATCATCTGCACCAAATGTAAGAGTATCGTAGTGATCTCTATTACGAATTTGTATATTCTCTCTGCGCTCTTCAATTGTGTTAGAGACAGCATTCAATGCTGCTGCCGTTACTTCACGAACAACAAAAAGGCTGCTCGAGTACTTGAGATATTGAGTTGCAGAAAGAAAATCGATATTAGTGGTTGTATTTGGGGAACCAAATTTTTCGGCTAGATCAGTCTCTGAGCTGACCAGAGTAGCCTTTCTAGCTGGACCCCAGCGAAAGTTTCCAACAAATGCGCCTGTTGAAGATTGTACGTTTGGAACACCACCCGTAAGATCTACTTCTTTGACGACAACAGCTGGAGACTCAGAGGGAGTAAATAAAGCCATTTTTCGTTTTCCTTTATTAATTATAAGCCGACATTATAAGGATGTTCACTAATGCTATTTATATTTTTCCAAATGCCCACTTTTTCTCCCAACAGTGGTAGCACTCGCCACATGCACCAGCTGTTCCATCAAAATCAGGATGATCAATCGGAAAAGTATCAGGTCCTGGTTTATGGTTTGTAATTGGTTTACGCATAACACGAGTACACGATCTTGTATCATCTACAAATCTTTCAGGAACATTATACTCATTAAACATTTCTTTGACGTACATCTTTGTCTTAGCTGCATAAGGACTGTAAACGGAATATGAATCCTTGCGAACATATTCAGGATGTGGTGTATTCCTAGTATCAGCGAGTCCAGTTACAGTTCGACG